CGGCCATCGCGGCGGTGAAGGACAACGCCGACGTGACGCTTCAGGCCGTGATGGCCGCGCAGAACAAGGCCATCTCGATTGACCTGCCGCTCGTGGCGCTCGGTAACGCGCGCCTCGCGGTGGAGCAGGACGTCGCCATCAAGATCCCGCTGGATCCCGAGGCGGCGGAGGGCTCGAAGGTCGACCCGACCCTGAACCACACGGTCATGTTCAATTTCTTCGACTACGTGCCGAACCTGGCGCTGGCGTAGTCGTGACCCCAGAAGGGGGTCATGTGACCCCCTTCTTTCATCAATGAAAGGGAGAAAGGCAGTGAAGACGGGAACCTACGCGGAGTACATGACGGACAAGCAGATGGAGCAGTCGGGTGTGTGGTACGAGCCGACGCCGGGGGCGGGCAAGTACCTCATCGCGCGCGCCGGCGGGGCAAACTCGACCTACGCGCTCACGGTCGAGCGCCTCTCGCGGAAGCACCGCCGGGCGATCCGGCGCGACCGGCTCCCCCAGGAGAAGCTGAACGAGATCGTCCTGGAGGCGTTCGTCGACTCGTGCCTGCTGAATTGGGAGGAGGCCACGGGCCCCGACGGCCAGCCGCTGGCATTCTCGAAGCCCGCGGCGAAGCAGCTCCTCTCGGACCTGCCGGACCTCCTGGAAGACCTCCTGAGCTTCGCGCTCGCGCCTATCGGATACCGCGCGGAGTTCCGGACGGAGGAGGCGGGAAACTCGTAGCGGTCCTCCTGTACGAGCTAGAGTACGGGAAGCGGGAGGACCGCGCGCTGGAGAGGTGCTACCGGGAGGGGAAGGAGCTCCCGAAGTACATCCGGGAGGCGCCCGAGCTCATGCCGGGCCTCGCCCTGTACTACTCGGCGTTCTGGGACCTCTCGACGTGCCGCCAGGTGGGGTTTGGCATCGGTCCCATCCCGCTCACGGCGATCTGGGAGTACGCGGACCGGAAGGGACTAGACGAGGGCGAGACGGACGACCTCGTGGACTACATGCGGGAGATGGACGGGGAGTACGTGAAGTACAAGTCGAAGGAGGCGAGGCCAGACGATGGCTAGGGTCAGGCTGGAGGACGCGCAGGCACGGTTCAATCACATTGCCAAAGTCTATGGGAAGAACGCGTCCGAGGCAATCCCCGGCGGCACCGCGAGAGCCAGGGAGGCCGCGGAGGCCGCTACCCCCGTCGTATCAGGCTTCCTGCTGTCTAGGTGGGCCATCTCAGACATCCCCGGCGGCAAGGAACTCGTGAATGATGCGGAGTACGCCGTGCCGGTTGATATAGGCTCCGCCACCAATGAGCCGCGAGGCATGACAGCCGCGGCGCTCGCCGCCTTCCGGCGCCACGTCAGGAACTTCAAAGTTCTGAAGGGGATCTAGGTTGGCCGAGATCATCTCCATATCGTTCCGGGAAGACGGAGCACGCCAGGTCAAGGGCAAGATCCTTGAGATTGGCGGAGCAGCCGGAACAGCCGTGAAGCAGGTCGAGCGGATGAATAAGGTGCTCAAGGAGCTCCGTACGATCGGGGGCGCCTTCGGTGCGCTCATCATCGTAGATGGGCTACGACAAGCCACTGCCGCAGCTATCGACATGGCGGACGAGATGACGAACCTCCGGAATAGATTGAGCATCCTGGCGGACGATGGGTTCATCGTTGCCGAGTCGATGGCTGCGATCCGTAAGATCGCGGTCGACAGTCGCTCGTCCCTCGCCGCAACTGGGGAACTCTATACGCGAGTCGCACTGTCTACACGTACCCTGGGGACCAGTGCAGCGGAAGTGGCGACAGTCGTGGAGACTGCGAACAAGGCGATCATCCTTTCCGGTGCCAGCTCTCGTGAGGCATCAAACGGTCTGATCCAGCTCGCTCAGGGCCTAGCGTCGAACCGCCTCGCCGGGGATGAGCTGCGCTCGGTCCTAGAGCAGTTGCCTGCGGTCGCGGATCTCATCGCCCGACATCTTGGTGTTACCCGCGGAGAACTGCGGGCCTTGGGTCGCGACGGGAAGCTCACAACTGACGTACTGATCGAGGCATTCTTGGCGGCAGCCAATACGGTCGAGAATGACTTCGTCAAGGCCACCTTCACGGTCGCGCAGGCTCGGGAGGTGTTCAGTACCAATATGCAGGCGATGATCGACGACCTGAATCAGATGACGGGCGCGACTGAGAAATTGAGTACGTCGATCGTCGGTCTCGGCAAGGATCTCAAGCTCATCCCGGCCTTCCTCGCCCTGCCCTTCGGTGGGGTCGGGGCTGCTGTCACTACGGCGGCCGTTAGGGAGAGACTTCGTCGACGTCAGGAACTCCTCAACCTACCCAAGGCGAACGAGGATCTCCTGCCGGGCACTCCTCGCGAGCCCCTGGGCCTCCCCTTCGGCGGGGCGCTGCCTATTCGCGAGCCCGGGGAGGACGAGAGGAGATTCCTCAGAGAGTTCGGAGCCATCCTCAACGCAGAGAAGGAAGCCATCAAGACACTTAAGGAACTTGAGGATGAGCGGTTCGAGCGAATCCAACGTATGTCCCAGGCGCTGGGCGGCGGTGGGCCGAGTAGTGCTCTCGGGATCCCCTTCCCCGAAGCAATCGAGGAGGTCACGGCCGCTGTAGAGCCCTTGTCCGAGGAGATGCTGGCGTTGCAGGCGGCGGGGGTCGATGCGTTCACCTCTATCGCGCGCGCGGCCATTGACGCGGCGGTGGGGATCGAGACGTCGTTCGCGCAGACGTTCGAGAGCATCGCTACCGGGCTCGCCGACTTGGTCCTCCAGAACGCCCTGGTCAACCTCCCGGGCGGGCTTGGGAACTTCTTCCGCGGCGGCCGCCAGCACGGCGGGCCCACGGGCGGCGGTGGGCAATTCATCATCGGTGAGCGCGGACCCGAGGTCCTGACGCTCCCCGCCGGCGGCCGGGTCGACCCGATCCAGCCTGCGGCGGCGCCCGTCGTCAACATCATCAACATCACGGACCCCGAGGAGATCAACCGCTACATCGCCGGCGGGAAGGCCGACCGGGCCATCCTGAACCGCATCAACCGGAACCCCGTGGCCTTCGGCCTCTCGTCCGGAGGGAAGTAGGATGGCCTTCGCGACGGGCACGTCCACGGACTACAAGGACCTCCTCTTCGACCTGAAGACGATCGCCAATAGCAACGGGTGGGACAGCTCGGGGACCGGATCGGCCGAGGGTCGGTACACGACTGGCACTGAGGATGAGCTGATCGCCACGGGGAACGGTGGCGGGTCGGACGCGATCACGATGGGCATCCGCACCTTCACGAAGGCGCAGCAGGACGTCCGCGGGTGGGAGCTGGCCGGGATGGACTCCTACACCGACGCCAACACGTGGGAGAACCAACCGGGCATCAGCCCCGGGCGTCACGACGGCGCGGGCAACGCGGCCTACGGGAGCTACCTCTCGCTCTGCAACCGCACGATGACCTACTGGTGGAGCGCGACTAGCCGGCGGCTCTGCGGCGTGATCCGCGTCGGCACCGTGTACCAGGGCTTCTACCTCGGGTGGGGAGCCGCATTCGACTCGGCCGCGAACTACCCGCAACCGAAGGTCGTGGCGGGGTCGACCTACGACCCGCTCCTCCACTACACGGACAGCGACATCCACATGACGGGACCCGTGAACCCGATCGGCTCGGCGACCTCGGGCCGCAACGGCCCGTGCCAGCTCCACAACCGCGCCGGGAGCTGGGTCAACGTGCGGAACCACGACGCGAACGACGTGAATCACGTCACCAGTTCCCCCACGACCTCATCCGCCGTGAAGCGGATGTTCCCGTGCGGGCGCATCAACGTCGGCGGGATCACGGGCGCCGATGCCTGGATCTCGCTCACGTTGACATCGCCCGGGTCCGTGGTCCCGCTGCACATGGTGAACGTGATTCCCAGCAACTCGGCCGACTCTAACTGGCCCGGCACGCAGAACGCGATCCTCCGACGCACGCCCGACCCCACGTCGGCGCACGACACGGTCGCGCGGCTCCCCGCGATCATCCACGACGAGGCCGAGCTCGACGTCGAGCTCGACGGGATGGGCTGGTGCTCCGCCGCGGGCGGCCCGACGAACCCGCCGCTCCAGCCCGAGGACAGGCTCCAGGACCCGAACACCGGCGCGTTTTTCAGAGTTTTTCCCCAGGGCTCCCACCAAGCAGAATGGAATTACCTATGGCTGAAAGAATCGTAAACCGAGAAGATCTGGCTTTGGCCGCGGGCCTACGTAGTACATCGAAACGTACGTAAACTCGGGAAGAAGAGGTAGACGTGGCTCGCTACACGAGCGGGACCTGGACGACCCAGGACAGCCTGATGACGGCCGTCGGCGCCGTCCTGACCGGCGAGAGCTGGGTCCAGGACGAGCTCGACCTCGCGACCAACGAGGCCGGCTGGCATAAGGGGAGCCTCTTCGTGCAGGCGTCGTGGAACGACTCGACGACCCTGAACCTGTTCCAGTCGACCGCATTCTCCGGTACGGGTACGGCGCCAGGCTCCCACACCGGCGACAGTGGGTCGGACCACGTCGTCCGCGTGCTCGGCAACAGCGGCGTGAACTACTACGCATTCACCGACGCGGGTTCCGGCCCGGTCTTCGCCTACTTCGCGGTCGAGTATGCCGCCGGCTTCTGGCGACACTTCGGGTTCGGGAACCTCGTGAAACTCGGCGGCTGGTCCGGCGGGGAGTTCTGCTACGGCCACGAGTGGGACCAGTCGGCGTCGCAGATTGACACACCCAATAGCGCCAGTCACTCCGTCCTCATCGACGGATCGTATAACGCCTCGATCCAGGCCGCGACCATCAAGATCGTTGGGACCGAGTGGCCCAACGCGCCGGCGAGCTCGGTCTGGGGCGTGTCGCACGCGAACGCGACTGTGGGGAACGACAACGCGGGCAACGGCCGGTACCGGTGCATGGGCGCGTCGCGCCGCGGGCCGTTCGTCCAGCAGTTCGGCGTGCTCGACTCCAGCGGCACGACCACGTACATCCCGGGCTCCCCCATCCCCGTGATCGCTAAAGACCCGACCTACGTGGACCCCGAGCACTGGTACTGGATGGGCACGATGCCGCTCATCTACGTCGGGTCCATGCTCAACTTCACGCCGGCGCAGCAGGTCACGATCGGGTCCGAGACGTGGCGCGTGTTCCCCATCACCCGCCAGGCGACGAGCCCCGCGGACACCGAGTTCTCCGGCAACGGTTCCGTCTGGTACCGGGAGGCCTAGGTGGCTACTGCGTGGATGATCCCGAACGCCGACCAGGAGATGACCGCCGACGTCGGCGGCTCCGTGATCGACGTCGATGACATCCTGACCGACACGGGCGGGGCGCCTGGGCCGGGTGACCTTTACTGGGACCGTGTTCACGTTATCCCTCGCCGGATCGACGCCGGGAACATCATCACCACGATCATCCGGGACCTGGACGTCATCAACGCGTACCGGACCGATGACCGGTCGTGGGTCTCGCTCGCGATCAACGCGAGCGGAGTCACGGTCAACAACCCGACCCTCCCCATGACACTCGATCCCCTGGAAGACGTGCAGCTCGACGTGACCATCTCGGACACGGGCGCGGCTCGCGTCGACGGGAACCTGACCTTCACGTTCGAGGGCAGCCAGATCGTCGTCGTTCCGATCACGTTCCTCCGGCTCTCGGCGTTCCCCTTCCCGCCCGAGCGCGGCGTGACCGAGCGCCTGGAGTGGATGACCCGGATCACCCCGGCCGCGAAGGATACCGAGCGCCGGCAGGCACTGCGACGCCGGCCGCGGCAGTTTATGACCTACGAGGTCTCGCGCGAGGATGGCCCCGAGCGGCAGCGGATCGAGAACTTCCTCTTCTCGGAGGCCGGCCGCATAGTGGGGCTCCCGATCTGGTTCGAGCAGACGCGGCTCACGGTAGCGGCGACGCCAGGAGCGTCGACGCTTACCGTGGCCTCAACCGCGAACATGGACCTCCGTGCCGGCGGCACGGCGATGGTCTGGTCGAGCGAGACGACCTTCGAGATCGTGAACGTCCTGAGCTTCACGTCGACCGTCATCACGCTCGACGGCACGGTCGCGGGGACCTTCCCGGTCGGGTCGATCGTTACGCCGCTCCGCGCGGCATACCTCGTGCGGACCCCGAGCTCGACCCGCCACTCAATCGGCCAGTCCCTCGGCGGGGCCTTTGGCGAGGCCCGCTACCGGATCGAGTTCCAGGTCGTGGACAACGACACCGAGATCGCCTCAACCGCTGCGTTCCCGACCTTCAACAGCAAGGTCCTCCTCTCCGACACGAACTACGGGGACGGCGTGAGCGAGAGCTACGACCGCTCGGGCACACTCGTCGATGGTGAGATCGGCCTTGCGTCCGCGTTCTCGGCGGCTGACGTGGCGCGCCGCACCAGCGTGAAGCGGTTCCTACCGCAATCCCCGCTGGAGCTTTGGCAGACTCGCCAGCTCCTGCACGCACTGCGCGGGCGCCAGGTCTCGTTCTACCTGCCGACGTTCTCCAGCGAGTTTCGCCCGACCCAGACGCTCGCGTCGGGCACCGCGACGATGACCATCGAGAACGTCGGGTACACTGAGTTCGCCCAGTCCCGGCAGCCTCGAAACGTGGTCCGCGTCACGCGGACGGACGGCACGACTCTGGACCGGACCATCATCTCCAGCGCGGTCCTCTCGGCCACCGAGGAGCAGGTCACGATGAGCACCACGTGGCCCTCCAGCATCCTGGTCGCTGACATCAAGCGCGTGGAGATCCTTGAGAAGATGCGGTTCGATTCTGACTCCATCACGATCGAGCACGCCGAGCTCCCGGGCGACGCCTTGGTCTCGGCCCCCGTGAAGGCGGTCCTCGAATGAGCTATCTCGCCGAAGAGCAATCAGTCGAGTCCGGCCGCCCGATCCGGCTCTTCCGGATCACGATGGGTTCGCAGGTCTTCAGGTATACATCGGCTGCGGAGGACGTGGTGAACGTCGCCGGCGCCGACTGGGCCGCGCTCCCGATCCAGTCCGAGGAGTTCACGCTGGGCTCCGAGGACCGTGAGCAGCAGAAGGCATTCACGGTCCCGGGCGACGAGCCCTTCGTGCAGAACTTCGTGACGTCGGCCCCGTCCCAGGTCCCGATCATCGAGGTCCTGGAGTTTCACTTCGGTGATGCGTCGGATCCCATCACGCGGTGGCGCGGCGAGGTGGTGGAGGTCATGTGGCTTGAGAACGGTGCCTGGTGCAGCATCGTGGCGCGCCCGCCGGAGGCCGGACTTGAGGGCTCGTTCCCGCGGATGGACGACGGGCTCCTCTGCCCCTACATGCTGTACGACTCGAAGTGCCAGGTGGCGGAGGCGTCGTTCACGTTCGCCGGCACGGCGAGCGCGTACAACGGCGGGACCGTCGTCGTGTCCGGGCTCGACGCCTCGAAGGGCGTGGGCTGGGCGCGGTCCGGGAAGCTGCGCGTCGTCGCCACGGGCGAGGTCAGGATGATCCTCGACCACACGGCCACGGACACGCTCAGGCTCGGATCGCCGTTCCCGTCGAACATCAACGGGCTGTCGGTCCAGGTGCTCGCCGGGTGCGACCGGCTGCTCGCGACGTGCCACACGAAGTTCGCCAACGCAATCAACTTCGGCGGGAAGCCGTACATGCCGCTGAAGGACCCGAAGGAGAGCTTCACTTAGATGCACTTCCTCATCAGTCTGGCCCTGACCTACGCCCTCAGTTACGGTGCGAAGAAGCTGCGCGATCTGACGGCGAAGCCGCCGAAGATCCCGGAGTTCCGTGGGCCGACCGCGACGGAGGGCCGCAAGTCGCCCATCGTGTACGGGACCGTGCTGATCGACCGGCCGAACGTCGTGTGGTGGGGTGACCTCATCTCGACTAACTTCGAGCAGGAGCCGGCGCCCGGAGCCACCATGCGCCAGTGGTTCATCGGTATGCAGCTCACACTGTGCCGGGGCGAGGTCGACAAGATCACGAACCTCTGGGTCGACGACAAACGGTTCTACCGGTACAAAACGAACTACTACGACACCCCCGTCTACGACCTTTTGTGGGATGCGGAGGCCGAAGAGCAGTCGGTCGAGGTGCGCTTCGAGGACAGCTTCTCCTCCTGGGCCCTCGACGGCGGGTACTACGCGAACGTGACAGCCCACCTGGGCAGCCTGACCCAGGCGGTCGACACGTACCTGGACCAATTCCCGGCGCTGGACCCGCTCCCCGCGTACCGCGACAACTGCTACCTCGTGTGGAAGGGGTGGAGCTCGCTGATGCCAGTCCAGCAGGACGTGCTGTCCGGTCTCGTCGACATCATCCGGCACTCCGGCGGGGTCGGGACCGCGACCAGCGTGCGGTCATTCTCGGCGGAGGTCGTCCGGATCACCAAGGTCAACCCGCTGGGACTCGCGGCCCCGCAGCGAGACGTCGGGACCGGCGGCGCGAACGCTAACCCCATGAACGTCGCCTACGACGTGCTCACCAATAACCAGACCTTGAACGAGAGCGCCAGCACCATCGACGTCCCCAACTTCACGACCCAGGCGACGACGCTCGCGACTGAGGGGAACGGCATCTCGATGCTGGTCGAGGAGGGCCAGACGGCGGCCAGCGTCCGCGATTCCATCGAGAAGCAGATCAACGGGTTCATCAACAAGAACCCCCGGACGGGGAAGTGGACGTGCAAGCTGGCTCGTGCGGACTACACCATCGGGGCGCTGCCGCTCGTGGACCGGACGAACGCGAAGCTCCTCCGGTTCCGCAGGACGACCTGGCAGGGTACCACGAACCAGGTCAACATCCAGTTCCCCAGCTTCGACACTGCGAACGCGACGTGGCGCCCCGTGACGTGGGCCCGCGCGCACGACATCGCGAATTACGAGATCCAGCGCCGGTACGTGCCCGTCGACCTAGTGTTCCCCGGCCTGCGCGACCCCGCCCTGGCGCCGAAGCTGGCGGCCCGGGAGCTGCGCGCGCGGAACCGGCCGCTCGCGGACGCGGAGCTCCTCTGCGACCGCACCGTCTCGCACTTGCAGCCCGGGGACGTCATCCGGCTCTCGTGGGACAGGGGGTTCACCATCACGGACCTCCCGATGCGCGTCATCAAGGTGGACTACGGGGATCAGGGCGGCGGCGTGACGTTGAGTGTGGTGGAGGACGTATTCGGGGCCGAGATCGCCGTGCAGGGGAACCCCGGCGGGTCCGGGTGGGCCTACCCGTCCGTGACCCCGGTGGCGATCCCGACGGCGGAGGGCCAGGCGCAGGAGGTCCCCTACGCCGTGGCGGCTCACTTCGGGGCCCCCGACACCTTCCTCGACAGGGTCTGGTACGGGGCGCCCCTCCAGACGGCGGAGAGCTACCATAAGTTCTACGCGCGGGAGGGGTCGGACCCCTACGCGCTCGAAGGATCGTCGTCCGGCGCGGTGTACCCGTTCGTGTTCCTTGGGACACTCAACGCCACACTCGCGGCGAACACCGCGCAGCCGCACGCGACGCCGTCCGAGGACGTGACGGTCAACAACTTGGACTACCCCGGGGCGGTCTCGACGATCACGAAGACCCTCGACGAGCTGGGCGAGGACCTCGACCACCTGATCCTCATCGACTCCGAGCTGATGCTCGCCCGCGACATCGAGAAGGTCGACGCGACCACGTACAGACTGAAGCGGGTCTACCGCGGCGCCTTCGACACGGCCCGACGCTCGCACGCATCGAGCTCCAACGTGTTCCTCTTCGCGCTGGGGGAGGACCTCAGAATCGGGGACTCCTCACACACGCAGGGGGCGAACACCAACGCGCAGTTCCGGTCGGTTACGATCAGCGGGGAGCTTTCCGAGGCGAGCTCCAACACGGAGACGGTCGCGCTCAACCACCGCGGCCGACGACCGCACCCGCCGACCGACCTGAACATCGAGGCGACGCGCTACCCTACGTCCACGGTCAGTCTCGACAGTACGACCGCGCTGGGCTCCGGATCGGACCAGGTCGGGGTCGACGTGTCATGGCTCCGCCGGGACTACCGGACGCTCGACCAGGTGGACAATGCCCTCGGGGTGACTCAGGCGAGCTTCCCGTCGGCCACGTCGACAGAGTACCGAATCGTCACGACCGAGGCCCCGAACAACACGCCCGACGTCCTGGTGACGGGAGCGTGGGACGCGACGGGCGCCGCGAGTCAGGTCGTCACGCGGACCTCGCTCCTGGCCGAGAATGACGGCGTGACGCCCACCGCCGCGGCCGAGGACCTCCGGGTCGAGGTCCAGACCCGCCACACGTACCTGTCCGTGGTGCGCGAGGCCCTCCAGCACGAGCGGTGGGACTTCGAGGTGTCGAGCGCGCTGGAGTCGCTTGAGAACACGGGGGCCCGCGCGCAGAGCGTGACGAGCCTGCCCTTTACGGCGTCGGCGACCGGGACCTACACCTTCACGATCGGAACGTCGTTCCTCTCGTCCGGCATCTTGGAGGCGAACATCAACGGGGGTACGTTCACGACGGTCATCGCGACGAGCGGGACGACGGGCACGCTGGCCGGCGTCGTGGCAACCGACCTGGTCCGGTGGCGCCACACCCAGCCGACGAACGGGGATAATACCCACTTGCGGATCCAGGACCCGAGCGCGGTCGATGAGGCTTACGGCATCTGCCTCATGTAAACTATCGGTACAGCGCCTTCACGCGGCCCCACGTCTCCTCGTCCACCGGCGAGGGAACGTCGGTCATCAGGGTGTCCATCTCGTCGCACTGGAAGAGCTCGGAGACGGCGAACACGCCGCGCCGGTCGACCGTGTCGCAGAACCCCATGCCAGGCTGCATGTCGGGGTCGACCGAGAACGCGACGATCGCGAGCGTGTCGGGCCGGCCGGGGACGAGGACGACGGGCGGGCCCGAGACGTACGTTACGCTGAATGCCTGGTCCCCGCAGGGCGAGTCCATCGCCTCACACCAGCTCTCCGTCCACTGGTCGGACTCCCAGCGGTCGCACGAGTTCGAGACGCCGCCATATGGGTGCAGGCGGTAGCCGCCCCGGAACTTCGGTCCGAGGCGGACGCCCATGTCGTTAGGTGCCCACACGTTGTTGGCGAGCTCGCCGGTGTCAGCGGTCCAGGTGGGGTCGACGAACGCGGCCCCGCTGAACACGATCGTGTCGCGGGCATCGAAGACGAAGACTGCGTAGGCCATCGCCATCCCGTCGCGGACCGTCGGGCCCTGCGACGGGTCGAACCCGACGGTGTAGATCGGCCAGTCGCTGCCGGGCGTGCCGAGGGTTTCGGCGCGGCCCGGGAGATCGGGCGCGGCGGCCCCAGTCACGCACGCCAGTGCCAGCGAGCCCGCGACCCCGAGGAGGACGCGCCGCATCATCGGGCACCCGACGAGCTGTACTTCGCTTTGACCTGCCCCCACGACGTGTCCTCGACCGAGATGATCGGGCCCATCGTCGCGTATAGCGTCCAGCCGTGGAACACGCCGACGTCCAGGAACTGCGTGTCCTGGATCGACAACCACCACGTGCCCTCACCTCCGCGGATGCCATCGAAGTCGTCGAGGTCACCGAAGGCCGGATCCGCGCACACCTGGTTGCTCGGCACGAGGCCGCAGAACCAGTGCTGGGAGCTGTCCCCGAACTGGTACTCCTGACCTCCCCACACGAGCGGGGAGGCGCACGTTCCGCCGTCCGGCCGCTCTAGGAGGACGGCGGTCGCGTCGTTCGGCGGGCCCCCCGGCGGCGTGTGTATCAGGGTGATGACGACGTCTCCGCTGAAGGAGTGCTCGATCTCCACGCCCACGACGATCTCGTGGACCTCCAGCTGCGCGCTGTTGGTCAGGACGATGGCCGGAGAGCTGATGGACCCCTGGTCCGGGATCGGGATGTTGAGACCGGTGGCTCGCTCGATCTTCATGCCCGCGGTGACGCAGGCGTCGGCCAGAGCAGCTACCGGTAGGAGTGTTAGGGCGGCGGCAGCGAGGATGCGAATCAGACGCACGGGAGGATTTCCTTTCAGTAGAGAATGAAGGCGGGACCCAGCCGGAGTGGCTGGGTCCCGGCCTGAACTACACCATCACCCGAGCGAGCATCGCGAGCACGCCCTGGATCACGCCGAGCGCCCGCAGCGCGATGCTGTCGGCCGCTCCGGCGACGGCGATCCCCGCCGCGAGCGCGACGTTATCGCGCTCCACGATCAGCGCCTCGGCGAAACCCGCCTCGCCCGACGCCAGGATCCCCGCGAGGTGCCGGCCGCGCGCTTCCGCGTACTCCGCCACCTCGTCCTTCACCTCGTACGCCTCGCCGAGAGCATCCTCCAGCGCGGCCTTGATGACTTGCGGATCCATCTACTTCCCTCCCGTGTGTGGGCCGACTACTCGGCCGAGGTGGGGTCGGTGGGCTCGCCCATCAGGACGAGGGCCGCTCCGAACAGCCGAAGCCGCTCGCGCTTGGACTCGGCGACATTGGGTCCGATCGTACCCTCAGCCACCTGCCGCTCGATGCCGATGGACGCCAGCCGGGCGACCTCGGGGTACACGACGGCCGCCACGCGGCTCGCCTCGGCACCGTCGCCGCTGGCGAGGGCCTGGTCGAGCGTCTCGATCGCGGCGCTGTCGGAGGGCTCCGTCACGCCCAGGAGCGCGTCCTGGCGCACGCCGGGCCACGCCTGCTCCACCGCGGGACTAAGGGCCCGCTCGCGGGCTTCCTGGCGCCAGCCGGCGCACCCTGCGACCATGACCGCCAGGACGGCGATCGCGACCGCGTACGTTCTCTGCCTCATCTCGAACCTCCGGTTCGTGTGGTTCAGGGGAACAGGGCGATCATAGCACACCTCGCGCGGCGAGGTGTGCTATCTCGCGTAGCCCCCCTGGTTCGGTCCCGGGGCCTTCCGAGTCTCCATGACCCGCTCGACGGCCGCCGTGTTCTCTTGCTGCGCGACCCGCTCGATCCCGATCACGAACATGATCGCGGCCGGCCCGGAGACCGCCATGATGAGGTGGATCCACCACGCCATCGCGGGGCCGAACAGGCTCGTTCCGATCAGGGCGAGGCCCACCAGGGAGAGGGCCGTGCGGCCCGGCGTCCAGGTGTTCATGTTCTGCACTCCTTTCTACGCCAAGTCGTAGGCGTTCTGGATCACGATCGTCGCGCGGTCGCCCAGTCGGGCGCTCGCGACCATCCACTCGTCGTACGCCTCGCGCGACCGCACGACGCCCCACTTCCCCGCCACGTGCCCGAGGTCCTTCCCCAGCCCGATGCAGCCGAGCAGGTCGTCCATCGTGTTCGCGCGGTGGATCTTGATGAGCTGCCGGCCGGGGACCCGCAGGAGCTCCCACGCGGGGTACCCGCCGCGGTGGTACGTGCCGAGCTGCATAGCGTACGTGCCCTTCGGTATGCAGCTCTCGCGGGGCCGGTTGTCGAGCCACGGCCGCTCAACGGTGTAGCACTCGAACCCCTCGATCTCGGCGGTCATCGGGAGCGCCAGGCGCCCGAAGACGCCCATCGAGGTGTACGCGAACCGCGTCACGGTCACGAGCGGAGCCATTCCGACCACTCCTTGATGATGGCCCACGCCACGATCGCGAGGGCGAAGAGGCCCAGGGCGCCGGGCCAGGTGAGCTCGTTCAGGGTTTGAATCAGGTCGAGGATCACGGCGTGCCCTCCTCGATGAAGTCGTGATCGGCACCCGTGACGGTAAACTCCTCCGCCACCGCGAAACCAGGTTTCTTTCTCAGCGCCAGCTCAAGGGCCGCCGCCGGACTATCCGCGGCGACGTAGAAGTAGTACCAGCGCCTCCGCTGCTCCATGCTTGCCTGGAGCTCGGCCGTGTCGTAGAACCCGACTTTGAACAGCGTCCTCATTTCGATTCCTCCGCAAGTCCGCGCCAGAAGCGGCGCAGGGGCTCGGGTATTTCGTGGGGCTGGTCACCGGGGTCCGGAACGACCGCGGCGTAGACCTTCAGGAACGGCAGGGGCGGCGGCGCGGCCTCGCGCCAGGTCAGGTAGGGCATCCCGGCCGGGTGGCCGAAGGCGCGGGCCACGCGGTCGCCCACGAGCACGAACCGCACGCGGAGGCCCTCCCGCGACACGAGGGCCTTCACGCCCTCCCACTCCGCCTCCGACCGCTGCCACTCCGGGCGGGTGCCGGTGATGTTCGCCCGGTCGAACGCCCGGAGAAACTCGTCCGGCGTGAGCCCGGTCCTCGCGCACAGCCGGCGGCCCGTCGGGGACTCCGGGTGGAGCGGCCGCCGCGGGTCCGCCCCCTCATCGGGGGCGAGGCCCACGACGAGGACCTTGTAATTGAGGGTGATCTCTGGGATCACCCTCACAGGCATGAGCCTCACGCCGCCGGCGCTCCCTTCTCGCGAGCCGCGTCTTCCTCCTCCTGCTTCTGCTTCTGGCGGGCCTCCCACAATTTCGAGGGGACACGGCAATCGCGGCAAACCGACCCGCCAGCCGTCCCGATCATCCACTTGTGGGTGCACGCGTCAATCGCCGCCCAGAACGCGCTCTCCTGTTCCCGGACGCGGGTCTCGGCCTGGGCCTTCGACACGCGCATCGCGTTCTCCTGCCGCAGCATCACGATGGACTGCATGATCTGGGCGAGCGCGACGCCCGCATCGCGCTGCACTTCGTACGAGCGCGCCGGGTCCTGCATCACGCCGTACTCGACCTCGGCGCGGTCGCACAGCTTCTGGAACACCAGGAAGTCGGACAGCTCCGGCTTCTCTTTCTCGTTCGTGGTCACCTTCCTGCCTCCGTATTGTCGTTTGGCCTGACCCCTGCGATCCCGTCCCCGTAGTACCACCGCCCGCGGTGGCTCCGGTGCAGCGCCGGCGGGAGTGCGGTGCCGAACGGCCCCGCGATGTAGCGCCCGCCACGGCGGATGTAGAACTCTGCTTCCTTCGCCTTCAGCTTGTAACGCTCCCAGTTTTTCATGGTCCCTCCGTTCCGTTAGCGACGCGCTCCTCCCAGTGCGACCCGTGGTACATCGCGATCGCGCCTTGCCACGTGTCGTGCGGGTACTGGTTCCAGGAGCAGAGGTACCGCGCGCGACGGCGGGAGGCGCACTCCATCATCTGGTTGAAGAGCCAGCGGATCTTGTTGGCGGTGAGCGTCGCCTCGACCGTGAGCCCATTCGTGAAGCGCAAGAAGTCGGGAGCGAGGGCGTCCCCGTGACCGATGTTCGCGACGAGCACCGTGCCGCCGCCGAGGGCGTGGCGCAGGCCCGACAGGAGCGACGTCCGGCCGAACCGGAACGCCTCGCGCTGCGCCGCGTAAACCTCGGGGTCCTCCCACCCGAGCTGGCGCGCGATCCCGTAGTACAGGTCGGCCGCCACGTCGAGGAATAGGCCCCAGGGCCCCAGGTCTTCTGGGACCTGGGACAATTCCGCGCTCCAAAACGCGAGCTGCGCTCGCCAGGGCTCGGTCAGGAAGTCGAGCGCGAACGCGGGCTGGCCCGGCCATTCGATCGGGAACCCGGCATCGTCCCGCAGGAGGTTCCCCTGCATCGCCGCGAGGTACCTCCCGTGCCGGCTCGTGGGCGCCCCGCGGTTGAAGACGTACGGCGCGTAGGTGTGCCACAGGAGCGCCATGCCGGTCTCCCGACCGTTCGCGAGCTCCGCGATCCGCTCCCGGCACCACTCCGGCGAGAGCCCCGCGTTGACGGTCCAGAACGCGCGGTCCGACCAGTGCTGGTCGGCCGGCGGGTCCCAGCGCCCGTCGAGGCGCTCCCGCTGGATCATGTCCCAGTGCTCGGGCCTCATCGTGGTACCTCCGTGTCCGTGGGTTGCTTGCCGGGTGGCGGGGGTGGAAAGCCCGAGCGCCGCATCACCTCGACCGTAAGGCGAATCTCGGCCTGGAGCTCCAACGCCTGCCTCTGGGTCAATCCTACCACGCGGCACTCAACCTGGTTCGCGGAATCCTGGGTCCAGGTCATCCGCTCGATCCTCGGAAACTCGCTCACGTCCCCTCCTCTCTCATGCAGCACCAGGGGCATCCGTCGTGGTGGTAGTGCAGCGGCTCGCCGCCGGGGCAGTCACGGACGGAGCACGTCTCGCACTCCTGCGCGGGGCAGTCGGCGGCGTTCGGGTGCGGCACCTGCATCCACGCGGCGTGCCTCCGGTGCCACTCCTTGATCGGGTCGCCGTCCGGAAGGTCGCGGGACAGGTCGACGGTCGGTGGGAGCTCGATCGGGATGACGATGATGATGGGATCGACGTGTGTGCCGTCGACGTATCGGTCGGCGTGCCAGTCCTCCTCGGGCTCCCCGTCCCGTATGGTGTAGGCGCCGGGAGTCGAACCCACCCCCAGGACGTGGTCCAGGATCCTCTGCTCCGCCTCGCGGCTGATCGTGGTTAGCTCGCGCACCCACAGCCGCAGGGCCGCGAGCGCGAGCAGCACGTAGAGGCCGACCAGGACGTAGGTGCTCACGACGCGCCTCCCATCAGCTCGTCCACGCGGCGGTTGATCTCATCAGCTCGTCGTGTCAGCACCCGTAGTTGCTCCTCGATCCGGCTCATCTTCTCGCCCGCGATCCGATCCGCCGTCTCATCTGGCATCCCTTCGGGCCTCTCCTGGAGGCTCATCTCTCATCTCCTTCTCGCACCGCGAACCCGAGCATCGCGAGCGCGAGCGCGGGGTCCGCGGGCAAGGGGCTGTCGGGGCTGCGGGTCGCCTCGCGGCGGCCGTCGGTGACGGGGACTGCGGACCAGGGCGTCTTCGGGCAGAACCTACACTCATCATCGTTGCCCCAGTGAGGGTACGGGCAGTTCTCGTTCATCGCTCCACCCCCTGCTGGCACGGCCCGAACCCCTCGGGCAGCCCGTCGCGGTAGTCGAACCCGTGGGTCTCCTTGAAGTGCTCGACCATGAAGCCGTAGAACCACGTGCGGAAGTAGTCGCGCCGGATGTTCACGCACCGGGCGCACGTCTTGAACTCGCTCCAGCCCCTATCCTCCCACAGTCCGCGGACCCGCTCGTAGAGCGCCCCGGGCTTGATCGTCTCGCGGCACTCGGTGCACTTGTGGCCCTTGCGGGCCCGAACGAGCCGCTCGTCGTGCACCCGCGCCTCACAGTCCCCGTCGTAGACGTCGAT